GAGGTCGGTCGGCTTGACAGTCGGGTGGATGTTATCCTTGCCGCGGTCGGACTTGTTTGCCTTTGCCGTATAAAAAAATCTTCCAGCCGAACCACTGTCTCCAAAACCAGGATCATCATTTGACCATGCGGCTTCGGATGCTTTTCCGCTGCCTACATTACCTCCACCTTTTCTCTTGATTGTCCTTCCTCCTGTGCTCTTACCGGTATCCGGAAAAAGCCTCATCACTTCTTCACTTCCATCATGAATAAGGTTTGCCGGAAATCTTCCGGTCACGGTCTTGGATGAGTAGGCATGCCCAGCCCCGTTTCCGAAAGGCTTCATCCCGTCATCAAAGGTGTTGATGGTGACTTGCTCAGTGCCGACGCGGCATCCGTCAATGTTCATCGCACCCGTGCCGTGCTTGAGGACATTCTCCGCCACCGTGCCGACGAGCGGCTTTCGTGCGACGATGATTGGTTCCCATGCTGGCTTGAGTGCCGTGCCCCAACCACTCCATTGGCGGGCAGCGTCGGTGGCGGGAGCGGTGATTGGTTGTGGGTCGCAATCATAACTCACCTTTCTTGTTTTGCTATATTGTTGAGTCGGCTTTCCTCTCTTGTAAGGAGGAGGTCCGATTATCTCACGCTCCGCCCCCGCGGTCTTGTCTATCGCCTTGCTCACATCCAGTGACTTCGGGAACCCGCTGCCATAGACCCACATCACGCAGTCACGGATCTCCCATCCTGCGTCCTCAAGTGCACAGGTCATCCGATGGTATGTTCGGGTGCCTCCGAAAACAAGAATGTGGGCACCGGGCTTGGCGACACGCAAGGCTTCCACCGCCCACTCATGTGCCCAATCCTGAAATGCTCGCATCCTCTCTGCATCCTGACTGACAGGACGGGGATTTTCGCATTTACACTTGGAACCGCCTTGTCCTACGAGCATCCCACAAGAACCGCACCTGACCCTGTTGGAACCTTTGAACGATGGCCATTTGGTCTTTCGGTCTCCGATGCCCGGTTCCGAAAATCCGCCACTCGTCTGCTTCCAAGGCGCATCCCACTCCTTCCCCATGAACTCTAGTCCATAGGGAGGGTCGGTGACGATGGCATCCACGCTCGCTTCCGCCATCTTCTTCATCTCGTCCACGCAGTTTCCGTTGATGATTGTCGCTCTGTCATTCATGGTGTTCAGTCCATCAGTTCGTCTAGAGGCTTGGTCTTCTTGCGACCGCGTTTCTTGGCTTTGGGTTTGGGCTTATTCTCCGTCTTGGAGTCGGCCATGAAGTCGCCTGCCACGAACTCGTAAAATGGACTCTCCGTAGAATCTTCGTACTTCTTGTGTTCCTCGTTCATCCAGTTGCGGAACTTCCCTGTCGGGTCGTTCTGCTCAAAGGCTCGCATCTTGATGAAGAGTTGCTTCTTCTCCTTCTGGATGCGACGAAGGAAAGCATAGTAGATGATCTGCGTGAAGAACGCAAATGGGTTCGTGGATTTCTTGGGGTCAAAGTTGGTCGCATACATGATACAATTCTCTATTGCATCCGAGACCATCTCCTCCTTGTAGGTGTAGTTGGTGAAGTTGGGCTTCTTGGCGAGGTTGTTGGCGATGTCCATGAAGCACTGCCCGATGTAGTTTGACACCCCCGGCTTGGGCTTGGCTTCCTTCAATGCCTTCTTGACCAGTTTCTTGTGTGCCACCAACTCGGCAAGGAACTTCTTGTTGTCAATGTAGTGGTTCTGTTTGGGCATCAGCCCTCCTGTGTTAAGATTTGCGAAATCTGGCGAGATTTTTCTCTCCGCCGTCGTTTTGCCTACTAGATACCTTTGGGAACAAAGGGGTACTGAGTACTATAGGGTACTTACTAAGATACTCTTCAGTAGGTACTCTAGATACTCTCTAGTAAGTTCTCTAGAGTATACTCTAAAGAGTTACTTAAGATACCTAGTGTTACATTGTAGTACCTAGTACGCGGCTTGTCAAGGGCCAAGTCGCGGATCTCCTCCCCATCCCGGAAATTCTGGGTTGTCCTCCTCATCCTCCCCTTCCCCGTCTTCCCTGTAGTCCTCGTCAAGGACATCGGGTGCATCTTCAAGTTCGCCTTCCATGTCGGAGTTGATCTTGGCCATCTGGTAGTCACCCACCAGTTCCTTGATCGGAGTTGTGATGCAGACCACGGACTGCTTGGGAACCATGATGTAGTCATCCATAGTGAAGTCAATCCAATCTTTGAGGACAAGGGTGAAACCTTCTTGCACGCCTTCCTTGCCGTTGGGGTGCCTCTTTCGCACCGGAATGGATACCACCGACATCGGACGCTCAAGGATGTAGTTGGACTCGCCGCTTTCCGCGATACCGGAGATGACCTGCTCCCCCGTCACCATCTTGAGCAACTTGATGGGATAGTACTGGATCAAGATGATCTCCTGATACGCATGTCAATTGGCATCTTGATCAACTTGTAGTTGAACTGCTCGCTCTCGTAGATTTTTGTCCTCTTCAGGAAGTGACGGAGGGTGTAGTTCAGCGTGGTTTCATGGTGAAGGTCATCAGCCACATCGTACAGGTTGGCCACCTGCTTCCCCTCCGCCTTCCTCAACTGGCGACCGATGCTCTGTAGGATGCGGATGCGGCTCTTGGACGGGGAGGCGAAGATGATGTTCTTCAGGCTACGGATGTTGATGCCCGTGGAGAAGGTTCCGTATGATGCCACGATGATGGCGTTCGTCTCGTTTTCCACGATGTTGCGGATGTCCTCCCGCTCGTTCCCGTCCGTCTCGCCCGCAACGAAGAACACCTTCCTCTTGTCGTCGCAGAGGGACGATATCATCTCGTAGAGGGGCTTTCCGTGCTTCTCCACATAGTTGAACAGGACGAGCGTGTTGCCTCTGGTCGCCACTGCAAGGTGTGACAGGAACTCGTTCCGTGCCTTGCACTCCACCAGCCAATGGATCTCGCCTTGGTAGTCCAGACCGGAGACCGTCTTCCTGACCTCGGGCGGATAGCGAAGCAGGATGCACTCAATCCGCAAGGAAGTCAGGAGGTTCCTCTCCATCAGTTCCTTGGTGGTGACCACCCGATGGACAGGACCGAACAGACCCTCAATGGTCAACTTGTGAACCTTGCTGCCGTCAAGCGTTCCGGTCAGGGCGATGCGATACGGGCAGTCGGTCAATTTGTTCATGATGCTGGACAGGGACTGCGCCTTGAACAGGTGTGCCTCGTCCCCGATGACCGCCTCAAAGTTGTCAAACCATGCTCTCGGCATCTTGTAGATTGACTGCCATGTAGAGATGACGATCTGCTTGTTCGTCAGTTTCTCCTCGCCTCCCATGATGAGGTGGCAGTTGGCATCCGTGTCCCACTCAACCTGCGACGAGTAATCCTTGAAGTCCGCGTACATCTGGTGGACGAGGGAGATGGTCGGGACAACGATGAGTATCTTCTTGTGCTGCGGTATGACCGACTGGTAGTGTCGGCACAGGGAATAGACGATGAGGCTCTTGCCGCTGGCGGTCGGGGATAGCAGGACGCAACGGGTCTTGTTCATCGCATGGCACAGGGCATCAATCTGATGGTCGTGCGGCGCGAGCGCGTGCCCGCGTGCGTGCGGGCGCAGGGACATCACGAAATCACGGACAGAGTCGCAGTTGAACTTGAGTTCGGGTTCAGCCACCTCGCTGTCAACATGCATCTCGTATCCGCGATCCTTGGCGAATGTGGCGAGATACTCAATCAGTCCGGCTGGCAGCAGACCCGAGTGGGGATTGTACAATCGCACCTTGCCGTCCCACACCTTGCGTCTGAACGCGGGCGTGTACTTCGCACCGGGGACATCGTAGGTGAAGTACTCCTGCAACTCACGGGCAATGGAGTTGTCCGCGAGCACGCGCAGGTGAGCCGTGTTCATGTTGCGTACTTCAATCACTACCGGCATTCTCCTATTTAGGTCACGCCGCTCAGGAACTTCTTCCACTCAATGGCGTTGCGGATGACCCACTGCCGGTTGTTGATGCCCTTGAGGACCGAGTCAAGATAGTCAACCTTCGCCTTCTGGAGGTCCATCTTGGAGGACAACTTGCTCAGGTCGGGATCGGCATCCATGTAGATGTCAATGTCCTGCCGAAGGATGCGATGGGCGAACGGCTCCCAGCCGAGAGCCTTCAGTTCCTCTTGACTCATCTTGCCGTTGTAGTACTCCCACTTCTGCTTCCGCAATGTCCGCCAGTCAGCCTCCAACTTGCGTAGGACGAGCGACTCGTCATGGAAGATGTTGAGGAACTTGCCGTGCAGTTGCGGGATGCGGATAGACTCGTCGCCGAGTTCGGTCGAGTCAATCTGCAAGTGCTGCTCCGCCAGTTGCTTGATGGTTTCGATGTTCATATTGCGTCTAGTATACCACAATGTCGGCTGAATGCCACTAGATACTGGCATGAAAGTGATCGGAATTGACTATTCCATGACCACCCCTGCCGTGACCACGCTGGCAGATGGCATCGTGACCTGTCACTACCTGACTTCGGTCAAGAAGCACCAGACCGATTACCGGCTCTCT